GGACATCAAGTTCATCAATAGTGTTGATGGGTTTCTGGTTAAAGAATGGCGTTATCATCTTGTTAAATGCCCTCTGTTTCCTTGCAGCAGTAGTAACAGCTATTTTCTTATTATCAATCATATCACGCATATAATTGTCCACAAGAGCAGAGAACATAATATCAGGAGTATGCATATATTTTGATTTAAACTCCATTTCATAATCAAGAGCGTCTTTCTTTTTTAAGAATCCTCTTTTACATTTCTGACGTGTTTTTCCCAACCAGTCCTTATATTTAAACTTGGAAGACCAAGTGTTATTCTTTTCTTTATAAGCAGGCAAGTGGTTCACTCCTTTCTTGACTGTTTTTCATCATAGTGATATAATGCACTTAACAAGAGAGCTATCGACTAGACACCACCTAGCCGCTGGCAAAATATCTTAGCTTAAAATAGCGCCTTATCTTGTCAGGACGAGGGCGCTATTTTTTGTGTCTACAACAAGTTATAACAAGAGTAATGATTGCACAAAGCATAATTACAAATGTGAATAAATCTGTGTATGTAACCATAGCACCAGCCCCTTTCGTAAAAGTCCAGTGGCTGGAAATATCGCCCCGATAGCTCCCCGGTTAAATGCATTATATCTGTTTATTTAATTGTTCTTTTCTTTATGATGTTCGTAGGATTTTTCTAAAGCCTCAAGAGTTAGCATATCAAGCTCTTTGTCAGGCAGGAGACTATCTTTTCTTAATGTTCTTATATGATAAAATTCATCTTTGGCAAGCTGATCCAGTTTATTCAGGCGTTCCTCAATCATATGTTCATATGTTTTATCATTAGAATTAAGGGTTGAATAATTATTATTCATAAGAAGCCTCCTTATTGTAGAAATATGCTGCAACATATTTCTATTCATTATGTTGTTCTTTTACTATCACAGATGTTCCATCTACTGAAACACCAATAATATCCTTGCGGAATACTATAATTTCATAGGAAATACCTATAATGGCATTCCCGCCTTTGGCAATAGATTCTTTAATCATATCATCAAGAGCGATAGATTTTGCTTTCTTTATCTTGTCGGAATATGCACTAGATTCCACACCCAAAATATCTGAGAGGTTTGATTCAAAAGTGGATATAAATCCAGTTCCGATTACAGACTCTCCAGAAACAAGACCTACATACTTTGTAATATCAAATGTTTCAAAAGAAAAACCGGTTGTAAGTAAGTGACTAGGACGTTTTATTAACGCTCTTTTTTTAGCGATTTCTTGCTGTTCTGCAAGCTCTTTTTCATTATAGTCTTTTACGGTAGCTTCTACTGAAAATCCACAGTTGAAGCACATTCCGCTAGTTAACATATCAGAAGATAATTCTTGGCCACATTTTAAACATTTCATATTAGTAACCTTTCCAGCCCCGGTACCATTCGAGGCTTATTATTTTCCAGAAGCTTTTTTCAGGTCATTATCATTGCTTAATCGTTGTTCTCTCAGCAATTCTTTCATTTTGCCAATAATTATGTCTTGATTGTCTTCATTTAAGCTATTGAAAGTATTAAGCATTTTTTTCTCAGTAGAAGTTAATGGTTCAGTCTGACCTAATAAATAGTCTACTGAGGTATCTAATATTTGAGAAAGTTCTACTATATTTTTAATAGGTGGCTCACTTTCTCCTGTTAAATACCCTTTACATTCATCTGAGTCAAAAGATACTTGATTGCACAAATCCTCTTGGCTCATATTACGCTCTTTAAGTACTTCATTTATGCGTTCTACAAAAACATCTTTTAATGCGTCATCAAAGAAGAAATGACCTGTAGATTTATCTTTTGATGAAGATGTTAAGTAATTTGCTCCAACAAGAGTATCTAGTGGAATGTTAAATATTTTTGACATATTAGTTAGTGTTGTAATATCTGGAATACGTCTATTTTGCTCATACATTCCTATGGTGCTCGGAGATATTGATAACTTATCAGCAAGTTCCTTTTGAGTTAAATCATTGATTTCTCGATAATGTCGAATTGACGTACCAATATCTTTCATATAATATTCCCTCCTTTGTAGATGTTATTTTACCACACAATTCGTGTATTTTTCATATAGTACACAAAAAGTGTAGAAAGTTATTGACAATACACATACTGTGTTGTAATATAACTACAGAAACACAAATCGTGTAGAAAGGAGACTATATGAAAAATGTAGAATTAATTGCATTTCGTAAGGGTTTGAACAAATCTATACCTGAAATGGCTAAAATAATAGGAGTATCAGCATCGTATTACGAAAAAGTTGAATATGGTCAAAGAACGCCAAGTTATAATTTCATAAGAAAATTCAAAGATAAATATCCAAAATGTAATAGCGATGTTATTTTTTTTAGCCCTACAACTACACAAGATGTGTAGCTACAGCTTAATTATATGGAAAGGAGCTTCAGAAATAAATGGGAACAAATCCTACGAAAGCAGCCGGCAATATATATTGTCAGTGCAGAAAAGAGGCTGCAAAGTACAACGACAAGTTGAATAGCAGAGAAGGAGCGGCAGAGGTCTTGGGAATGTCGCCAAGTACATTATCGGATTATGAATTAGGGATAACCAAGATAATACCGGCAGAGAACATTCTTAGAATGGCAGATGTGTATAACGCACCACAGCTTAAGAATCATTACTGCAAGAATTAGGTCATAGTGTTTATGATGCGGATAATAATATGCTGCTTATAAGAGAAATCTTAAAGAATGCAGTTACTTGCTATGCTTATATTATCAATAATGGAACGGCGGCAAGTGTAGAAGCTGGCGGAATGACAATTACTGCTACATATGCAGGTACAAGAGGTAATGATATATCTGTAGCTTGTGTAGCTAATGCTACTGAAGGTTCTAAGTTCGATGTAAAAGTATATCTTGATACAAATATTGTAGAACAGTATGAGAAAGTAGGAACTATAGCAGAGCTTATATCTGCTTCTAGTGGCTTATATGTCAAGTTTTCCGCTGTGGAAACATCTGCGGCATTACAGGCATTTGCTGTAGCAAAGCTTACAGGTGGAACTAATACTAAGTCTGCTAACAGTGATGTATCAGCGTTTTTAGATGCCTGTGAGGGCGTGAAATTTAATACTATGTGTTTTCCTGTAACGGAAAGTTCATTACAGGCAGCAGCTACATCTAAGATTAAGTATCTGCGTGATAATGTTGGAAAGTATGTACAGGCTGTTATGCCTGACTGTAGTGCCAATTATGAGGGTATTATCAATGTTACTACCATCGTTTATTATTGGACAAATAGAAGAATCTCTCATAATTTTCCATTTACGAGCTGTCTGATCAATGATATTGCGTGTATGATAACAATTTGCTTCTGGTTGAGATGGTACTGATTCGAGAACTTCAGCAACAATACGCGCAGCTTTTTCTCTTGTAATACCCGTCATTTCCACTTCCACTCCAAATAATTGATTTTTTAGCATATATTTATCCTCCTGAATTTTATTTCTATTTTATTGAATTTTTATTCTACTTATGTGAATATATTACCATATGGATATCCGCTGTCAATAATTATTTCTTATATTATGAATAAAAATTCTGAAAAAGCAGAATAAAAGTTGACAAAACAGGAAATTAAATTTATAATAAAGTTGCAGTAATTATTAATGAAGAAAATAATAGAAATTTTTTTGAGAGGTAGGAAAAATGATTTGTTATGACAGACTATGGAAAACCCTAATTGATAAGCACTTGAAAAAGACAGAACTTCGGGATAAGATAAATATAAGTAATGCCACATTGGCAAAACTTGGGAAAAATGAACCTGTTAATCTCAAAGTTATAGATGCTATATGCCAGGAACTTAATTGTGATGTTGAGGATGTTTTGGAAATAAAACATTGAATTTAGGAGGAATTATGTCTATAGAACAGGATGAGAAAGTACATTTTAATAAATGCAATTCTTCTTTTTGGACAGATGCGGAAATTATGCTGTTGAAACCCGATGAGCTTCCATTGATTTCAGATATGCAGACACATACGTCAGAAAACCTTGAACCTGCAAACGATTCAACAACTTTGTATTATTGGAAAAACAAAAGTGAATATCCGCGCGAAGTTCCATATGGTGATTGCCAAAGGTGTATGCGGAGAAATGATTGCAGCTTTTGTTCACACAGATTCTTAAAATATCCATTATAAAATAGATAATGGATTGACACCCAAATGACACCCATATAGATAATGTATAATATTTACAAACGTTTCTATCGAATATAAATGGTTATATTTAATGGTGTTATATACAATAAACATCCAAGCTTTCTTGAGTTTGAATAAATCGAGTTGCTTAAAAAAGCCAGTGTTTATGCGGGTTTCAGCGATTTCGATTAGTCTTTTGA